GTTGTACCAATTCGATATGCTCTATCTACTGCCTGTTCTCTTGCTGCCATAGTCCAAGGATCATCTAACAAAATAACTACTGAACCAGCAGTAAGTGTTATTCCTGTTCCCATTGCACCAAATGTGCCAACTATAACTTGTCTTTCACCGTTCTGAAAATCATCTACATTTATCTGTCTTAATGTGTCAGGTGTATCACCAGTTATCTGCAAAGGATTATACTGATACAATCTATCCATTGCTTCTGTTGTAATTTGTGTCCAGTTTGAAAACACAATCACTTGTTTTCCATTCTCTAAAGAATCTTCCACAAGTTCTACAAGTCTATCAAGTTTTGCCGAGCATTGAATCTCACTTGAAAGAATACCTGTATATCCTGTTGCCTGTCTTAACCTAATCATTTCAGCGAGTGGATTATCAGAAAACTTGATTAGGTCAATGTTTGCGATAATCTCATTCTTTACCTCGTTATATAATTGTGCCTGCTTCGGCAGCATATCTACATACTCATTTATGTATGTCTTTTCAGGCAAGTCTAGTACATCTGCTTTAAGTCTGCGGAGCATGATATCGTCTATCTGTTCCTCAAGTTCATTCAGATGCTTATAGCCTATAATTTCATATCCACCATAGCCACCCATTATGCAATAATACTGTTTGAATGAATAGAAAGCGTGTTTTTCAATACCTAACCATCTCAATATGATATATAAATCGAGCGGCGAGTTCATGAGAGGAGTACCAGTCAACGCAATCTCATATTCTGCATTTAACTTTATAAATGCTTTTCCTTGCTGACTAGATGGATTCTTCATCTTATGAACTTCATCTGCCGCAATCATATTTATCTCCCCATTTTCTATTGCTTCTTCTAATGCTATTCTTATATTCTCATCACGCAAACTCTCCACATTAGTTATAATGAAATAATTTTCATTATCTGATATTTCATACGCATCTTTAGCCTTCTCTTTGTTGGAACTAATCTGGAGAGTTCCTGTACTCTTTTTTATGCGTTGTCCTAAAATGTAGGCGTCCTCATTAGAATGAGTATGTACTTCATTTACCCAATTCCATTTCAGACCGTTTACACCACAAATAATAAGACAATGCTTATATCCACACTCTAACTTTTTTGCCACTGCAATATCAATGACCTGCTTTGTCTTTCCCAGACCCATCTCATCTGCAAGTAACCACTTATTATGAGTGAGGCCATAATTGAAACCGTCTATCTGGTGCTGATATGGTACTGTCTTAAACTCAAAATCAGTAGGCACGATAGCCTGTTTAGGGGACAAATCTACATATGTACCACTGATATCGTATGTGCAATCATAGAATACATATATGAAGTCACTCAACTCCTTAAGTGTGATTTCCCATTCTTTTGTAGATTTATTCCATGCTCTATCTTTGAATTGTCTTATTTCATCTATAATGTCAGCATTATATTGAAATGAAAGAAACGCGGAATATTCACCGGGTAAATATTTTGATTCTGTTTTTCTGATTTTTACAGTTATAGTCATGTGTTCTCCTGTTTTAGTTTGTGCGAATAAATATTCTGTAACACATTATAAATATGTATAACACATTTGTCAAGAGAAAAAGAGCAGGCTTTTACACCTGCTCCTTTTCCGGCTAGAAAGATTACATCATGTTCATTACACGCCTGAGAGTTTCGCGTTCTTTATCATTAGAAGTTTCACTCATCATCTGCTCCAGCTTATCTCTCATGTGGTCAGGATCCATGTGGTAACTATCACGACCATAACTCCTACGACCACGGCTTTCATTATAGCGTCCATCACCATCTCCATCTCGACCCCGTCTGGCATAACTATCTCTGCCATAACTATCATAGCTATCATAAGAGCCGCGGTCATAAGAACCAATATAATAACCGCCACCATCATATGATTCGCCATACATGATTTTGTCAAGATTTTTGATAGCGTGAGCCAGCTTATCAATGATATCCAGATCCTCGGTGCTGATGCTCTCTTTCTTTGCGACCTTTTCCAGTTCCTCACAAAGAGTGTCCCGGAGGTGTTCTAACTTTCTCATGTTCGTCCTCCTTCTTTAGGCGATTCTTGCAACTACGAGATTGGCATTCTGCACATTGATGGACTGCGTACTTGTGTTCTCTATTGCTATATGCATACAACAATCACGCGGGACTGTAATGATAGCAGTAGAGGTAACATTGAAGTAGTCACCAGCGGCAGCAGGTGTTACTCTCGCTCTGCTTGTCTGAATAGGTTCGCCTTCATTAGCGAGTGCAATAGATATTTCACCTATCGTCCCACCTTCAGGAATAGCAATATTCCCATTGAAAGTGACCTGATATCTGGCAAAGCATCCACAAGAATTGTTGACGATACCACGGAGAGTTACAATTCCAGATTCATTGTTGTGGAATACATAACCGCGAGTGCATCTGATGGAATCATTCAGAAGAATCGCCTGATTCTGTTCCACTTCCTGTATAGGATTATAAGTAAACTCTGCCATGATACACCTCCTTACATCCCACAGGCACAACCGTTTCCACTGCAAGTGAAAATGGGTGTTCTGCCATAAACGGGCGTAGTAGGAACAGGACAGTTATTCAGACGGTTATACAGAGCATCTACTTCCTGATTCAGACCCTGGGCAATAAATGCGTTCTGTGCAACCTGAGATTCCCGAAGGGTGGCCATGTTAAGCTGATTCTGGAGTTCCACAATCTTCTCATTCTTGGCATCAATCTTGTCAGCACAAAGCTGGTCAAGAATCTTCTGGGTGTTCTGTGTCTGATTAACGATAATGTCCCTGAGGCCATCAGAAAGTGCCGCACGATCCGCACAATTCTCGGACTGAACAAGAGCCTGGGTCTGTGCAGTCGCGAGGCGATTGTCGCAACAACACTGGGCAAGCTGGCTCTGTAATGCCATCTGTGCCTGTGTGTTTGCAGTCTGTGCCGCGAAACTTCTTTCCATATCAGCAATCTGGTTGGTGTATAACTGCTGGGAAACTGCGTTCTGGGCATTGTTTACAGTAGCATTAACGCCAGCAAATCCTCCGCAAAGAGCAGTCTGCACATCACCAAATCCTGCCGTTACAGAATTGTGAAGGTCACCAATAGCACTCTGAACAGCCGCGTTCTGGAAGCCAGCATTGGTATTAGCATTGATTCCGTTCTGTCCATTCAGAAGCCACGGGAAATCATAGCCGAGAGCATTGTTACCAAAACCCCCACCAAAGCCGAAGCCACCACCAGTAAAGGCAAACAGGAACAGAATGATAATCCACCATGCTCCATCACCGCCCCAACCGAAGCCGCTGCCAAAGCCGCTATTGCCACCATACATAGGGGCAACAGGCATGACCATACTATTGCTTCCGTTTTCCATGATTTTTCTCCTTTCTCATGAAAACTTGTTGATTGTATCTACTATCCTGGCCAGGAATAGTTTACTGAAACATACTTTGTATCTGGTTTGCCATTTGAGAGAGTTTACTAAACTGTTCCTGAGACATTTGCCCAGAGTTTAATAACTCTTGCACTTTCTGCTGAGGATCACCTTGAAAGTTCTGGCGAAATTGATTTAACTGGCGCATCAAGTTATTCCTATCAAACGGCAAAGACTGAGGTTTGTTTAGCATATTGAATAACGGATTAGCCATTCTTCTGTCCTCCGTTCTTATTCTGCTGATTGTTATGTTCTCTCATGTTCTGAATATTGCCCAATTCTGTGATTTTCTGCTCCAGATTCTTGATATCGTCTTTAGTAGCAAGATTGTCTGTATTGATTTGTGGAGAATTAACTGGAGCGTCATGAGATTCGATCCTCATAGGTTCCTCTACAATTTCTGAATATGCAAATTTCTTCATCATAGGCATACCTACCTGGTCTGCTGATTTGATGTAGAAATACTGTCCTTCTGAATCCATAAGAAGAACACTATTATTAGCACCAACAGGATATGCTTTTGCACCTGCTTCGCCCTGCACCCAATTTATTCCGTTATTAGACTGAAATAGCGGCTGCTGAACCTGCTGAGGTTGTGCATAAGACTGAGGTTGCATCTGCGGTTGAAATTGTGCATAACTCTGTTGATAAGGATTTGTGTAGTACGGCATCATGTTAATACTCCTTTCTGTAGAAATATGTTGGTATCTCTTCTCCTGAATCCCATGCGTCATAGTATTTTCCATTGATTACTGCGACTGCATGAGTACCAGTTCCTAGAATGTATTTGCCATCAACATGGTCACGGCAAAAGTCTTTGACTGTATAACAGTTTGGGCAAGTATTAGGAATAACTGCTCTTACAAAACCCTCGCTTATGAGTTGAGCGTCCCATACTGCATTAGAGGAAGGCATTTCATGCATCATGAATCCTCTTAATGCAAGTTTGATATACACAGTTTCCCAATCGGAATTAGTAGCGGCACAAATTGCTCTAATAACGCAATCTCCTGTGTACTTATTTGAAGGATTTGGATTGTAGTGTTCGTACATCATGAGGAAATTGTACGAAAAGAAAAGACCGTTTACGATAAAGTAAACGGTCTACTTAAGGACAAGTTCTGTTATATTTTCGTCAAGTTTTCATCAATTAAAAATCTTGGAACATCTGCATCTGTCTTTTGCTTACAATGTTTTTAGTCTGTGTTACTGACAGACTAAATTCTTCGGCAAGGGTTTCAAATTTGATACCATCAATCATCCTTCGCCGAAGAATCTTTCTATCTCTTTCTGCATTTCTACCTACTATCTTTGTATCAATCAGATTTTCAATAGCAAGTCTATCCAGATTCATCATCTTTTCCGTCTTGAAGAAGTCTTCCTACTTCTGACTGTCCGTTTCTTGTAACTGGTTTTCTTCGTCTGCTTCGCCATAATAATCACCTCCAATTAACTTTGTATTATCTGTATCATTGGCTTCCTGTGTAACTGTAGTAGAGATTTCTTCTGCTGGTAAACTGATATACCAGACAAAAGAAAATGCCATGATTGTCAGAGATGCAATTAAGACAATAACAATGGCAAAAAATCTTCTTTCAGTTCTTTCATGTTTAGCATTAGTGGCATCCATCATGTATCTGAAATTATCTTCATTCATGATTTAGCCTCCTGCATTTTCATTGTCTTTACTGCCGATTCAATCAGGTCTCTAATCTGCTCTTCGGATAACTGTATTTTCTTGGATTCAAGAAAGTCAATAATCTTATCTGTGACCATATGTAACTTCTCTTCTCCTGCAATATCCGGATACATCTGCTGAATAGCAAGAACGAATTTATTTACTTCTTTTTCGATCCTGTTATACTGCTCATTTCCAATCTGTTCTTTAATCCAAGGAATGAGATATCTTGTAATCAAAGTTATGGCCACAATAATAACAAGTTTAAGGACCATATACAGAATATCATTCGCCATCATCAGCTTCTCCTCCTATACTTGTACCAAAAATGCCACCATTATTGTATTCAAAAATATTGCCTACAGTTCTTGTCAGCAAAATGGTAATAACAGAATCGTGGAATATTTTGAAACTCTCCGTAATGAATATATCAAGATACAGAAATTGTTGGGTGA